CAGGCCGGTCCAAGCGAAGAGGCCGACTGCGGTCGGGCTATCAAGACCCGGATTGGGGTCGATGTAGCACAACAGCATCGCGTTCTCATCGACGATGTAGTTGAAGCTGTCCGTTGCGCCTTCGTTGGCAGAGTTGTAGATCGAGCGCGCCACAACGACGTTCTGGACCTCAAACAGCCGGGCGAGGAGGTCCTCGTCGGCGATGCCAACCATGGTGTACTTGATGCGGTCTGCGATATCCGGATGGGAACGCAGCTGGCGCTTCACAGCAGCACCAAGAATGAGGGTGTTCGGCATGAAGCCGGTCCGCTCATGAATGGCGTCTTTGTACTGATCGATGACTCCAATCGGGTCGGACGCTGCGTCCGCAAACTGGAGGAACTGGTTCGCACCCGGAGACGAAATGACACCGGTGACATCGTTGGTCCAGATGCCAGTGGTGAAGAAGTTCGTCGCCCAAGTACGGTCCTGCTTGATCATGTGCTTCTGAGTCAGCAGGGTTGCGGCGTTCTCGTCCAGACGAATGGGCTCGTCGGTGTTGGCGCGCTGCCGATCGTCGACAACGTGCTCAAGACCGTACTCGATTGCCGAGTAGGTGCCCTCGCTGACCTTGTAAGCCGTCTGTTCCGGACGACCGCCAAGGGGACGGGATTTCACTTCGTCACGCCAGAAGTAACCGCGCTCGTACACAACGTACTTGTCGGTCTGCTTCATGACGGGGATAACGGAACTGGCCCTCTGGGCCACAAAGTTCCGGGCGTCTTGCACGTAGTTGACCGAGAACGTGGTCAAGTAGCGATCAACGTGCAATGTGCCTTCGACGTTAGCAGCAGGCATTGCTGTTTTCTCCTCTTGAGATTACTTTGTACGCAGATCGACTACGAAGTAGCCACGTGCATACGCACGAACACGAACGGCACGATCTCGTTGGCCGCACCACCCTCAAGGGCGATGCCGATGACACGGTGGCTAGCGGTCGTGGTAGCGATCATCTTGCCATTCGAGTCAGCGGTCACTTTGTCACCAGCGACAATCGTGCCGCCAGCGATGGCCTTGCTCTGCCCACCGTACTGGACGGTAGCAGGCTTGTTTGCAACGGCACCCTCGGTGATGACACCAAGGATCGAGTCCGTGCTAGCTGCAGCAAGGTCGAACTTGCCGGTCGTGTCAACCTTGGCAAGGTAGTGAACCTTGGCCGACAGGTCAGACGCGGCATTCCGGGAAATTGTCATTCCCAGGTCTTTGACAGTAGACATTGATTAAATCTCCTCTCTGTCTACGACTGGATTAGTTCTGGCCTTGGTAGGCTGCGAACTCTTCCGGATACTCTCTCCTGGCAACAGCCATTGCTTCGCTCTTGCCGATCTTGTCGCGAGAAGCGATCTCGCTGACGCGCTTCTCGAATGCCATCGGGTCACCGTTGACATCCTTGCGAGCCGCATGGCCCAGCTTCTCGAACGCCATCTTGATGGCCTTCGAACCGGACTTGAGCATGGTCTCGAGAACCTCACGGTCCGCGTCTTCCATGCCGGACATCGCCTTCAGGACCTTCGCCTTGGCAAGGGTCTCGCCGGGCAGATCCTTAAGCTCGTCCTCAGCGCGCTTGGAGAACTCGGCCATCTCACGACGGGCGCGCTCATCAGCGGCTTCCTTGCGGTTCTTCTCGGTCTCCGCCTGGAGAGCCTTGAAGACAGCGAAGTTGTCGTCACCAACCTTGGACTTGGAAATGGTGCGACCGTCGATCTCGATGGTCTCGTCCTTTTCCGCAGCCTTGACGATGACAGCCTTACGCTCCGTAGCCGACAGCTTACCGAAGGAAGCCTTGGCCTCGCCCTCGAGCGAGTCAAAGTGAGCCTTCTCAACGTCGGACATCGAGGCACGTGCCTCGAGTTCGCTGGAGGCCACAGTCGCTGCCTCCAACTTTTGGGTCAGGTCTGTGACCTGCTTCTGCAGATCCTCGACCGTCATTTCATTGGGCATTGGGTTACCTCCTTCGGTAAATGCCGTACTCTTACCTGCACTCTTGCCAGAGTCGCCAGCCGACTTCTTGGCCTTTAACTTGGCTTCGAATTCGCCAAGCGTACTGGCTTCCACGTACGGAAGCTCAGAATCCCAGTTGGGCTCAAACTTGAATTTGGACCCAGTGTCTATGAACTTACCTTCACCCTTGAACCGTGATTTGATACGGTCAAGACCGGCAGCTAAGGTCTCACCACCAGCCGACTCTTCGGCCTCTTCTTTGGTAGGCACGTAGACGCGAACCTCTTTGGCGTTGCCATCGGGGCCAGCAGCACGCACGGTGCCGTGGGAACCGTGGCCGGAGCGGGAGCGGAACTGTCCACCCTCTTCCTTGCCCTTGTCGTGGCGAGGGTGTTTTGACTCATCCCACCCCTTCTCACAGGTCTTACACTCACACTTGGCCTTCCCACACTCGGGGCAAGCACGCTTCATGATCGTCATGCGTGCGCCCTTCTGAGCCGGGAAATCCACGGCGGAGATTTCCTCCAACTTGAATTCGTGCATGATTCGCTTCGGCATCGTCAACTCCTAGATGTAAGAAAGCCCCCGCTGCCCAGAGGACAGCAGGGGTACTACGTCAGACCGTTAATTGAACTATTGCGCGGGAGCCGTAGTTGGCGGCACCGTAGCGGTAGGAGCCGGGACAGGAGCCGTGGCCTCTAAGCCCAGCTTACCCAGGTCATCCTTGGCCGTCTTGACACGGTGGTCGGCGACAGCCTTCACAAGCTTCACAACCTCGGCCCATTGCGGGTCCACACGAGACACAACCACCTTCGTCTGCTTGGACTTACCGTCAGGCAAGGTTTGCTGGATGATAAACCCAACAACGTCGGCGGAGTCCATCAGCTTCGCTGCGTCTTCCGCTTCAGCCTGGGACTGTGCGAGCGCGCCAGCCCTTGCCAAGTCATTCGCCGGTAGCTTCTTAAGGTCAACCTCTGCTGCCATCACCGGGAGGCTGAGCAGCAGAGCGGGTAGTACGAGATATCTCATTCGTGCACTCCTGTACGTTGAACGTCAACGCATCAACATACAGTGCGTTTATTTGTCATCCTTTACCGTCTCGACAAGCCCTCGGACGTATTCCTTGGCACGACGGGCCGCGAGGCGCTTAAACTTGTCCTCCCACTCGGCTTCGCTCTCGTCTGTAGCGTCAGCCACCGTGGGCTCAATGTTTTCCATGAGCGTGTCAAAGATCATGGTGGTGAGCTCCTTGACAGCTTCACGCTGCATCTTCGGCGTCAACGCCAATTCGGAAGAGTCGATGCCACCGTGGAAGTCCTCAATAGTTTCTCCTATGACGGCTTCCATTTCATCGGCTACGTCCGAGTCCATCTCCATCTCTGAGTTCTGACGCTCTTCATCGGTCCGACCGTCGCTTTCGTGCGCACCATCCTTGGGCGCAAATTTGCCGCCGTCCTCTTTACCCTTCGGGTGACGGGGATGCTTAGACTCATCCCAGCCTGCCTTCACAACCTCGTCGGTAAGACGGGTACCGCCAATCGAGAAGCCGGAATACTCTCCGGTCTTGAATTTCTCGAGGATCTCGGGATTTCCAGGCTTAACCGCAATCATTAATCCGGTCTTTTTAGTCTCGATACCCATGGCTTTTGCGATGTCTTCAGTCAGCGGCCAGGCAAAGACTACGGAGCCCTGCTCCTCCCCCGCGTGCATTTCCTTCAGCACGCGGCTGTTCTCCATAAAGTCCACGGCGGCACCGAGCATAGCCTTCTCAGTGATGTGATCATCCTGGCTGTCGAAATAAGCCTCACCGTCCTCTTTGCAGACGATGGCCCAACCAAAGACCATGCCGAGCTCTTCACTGACGCTTTCGGCCTTGAAGAACTTCTTGGTAGCGGCCTTCAAACCTTGGACGTATTGCTTAGCCCTGTTTTCTGCGGTCGCGTGCCAGCGCTCATCCCAATAAGCCTCACTCGCATCGGTAGCGTCGGCAACGACTGGATCGATCTCCTCGATCAAAGCATCGTAGATAGCGGTTGCGAGCTCTTTCTCGGACACGGAGTCGTCAGCCCGCAGCCCCAACTCTCCGGTCATTTGGTACTGTCCGATCGCAGTAGAGATCACGTCCTCGGCACGACGCAGTTCTTGTTGCACGTAATCCGGGTGCTTCTCTCCACCAGACAGGTCTTGAGCAATACCATTGTCCTTGGGCGCAAACTCGCCACCAGTGTCAGAGCCTTTAGGGTGCCTACGGTGCTTGGACTCATCCCAACCGGCCTTCTTGGCCTCTTCCTCGAGCTCCTTAGCCTCGTCGTCCTCGAACTCAAGACCCTCGAGATCGTCCTCGTCGTAGACGAACCGGCTCTTCGCAGGCTTCTTCTCTTCAGACTTCTCTTTACCGAGCATTGAACGATCTCCGCTTCTTTGTTGGGGGTTGGAGCTCCAGGACGATCTTGCGCCCTCCGGCGTCAACAATCTTGTATTTAGAACCGCGCTGGATAACTAACTCGGTTTGCGGCGGGACGCCAGTGTTTCTGACGGCTAACACCTTGGAGCCTTTCGGGAGTCGGACGGCAATAAGAGCACCCATCTTGCGGGCACCTTCTTCGGCGCGGGTGTAGCCTGCCGCTAGGTTACTCCGAAGCGTGACGCTCACAAAGCCTGGATCTACGAAGGTTGAACCCACCTTCTTGTCCCTGAGGAAATTCCACGCCGAACGGTCCACACCTCGATACGCCGTAATCGACTCCGACAAGGTGGACTTGTTGATGGCGCTAGTCATCAGGTCGATGCGTTCCCTGACATTGCCACGTGGACCAACTCTGTGGGACAAGCCCCGGAGTAAGTCGTTCATCGCGTAGTCGCCAGCCCAATTGGCATAGGCTAAGGCCACCTTCGACTCTTCTTTGGTCAGCTTCTCCTTTAGAGAGTCAGCACCTAGTTTCGCCCAAGCTTCATAAGCTGGACCAGGCTTAGTAGTTTTATACCCACCTGTCCGCTCGTCAAATTTCGCGTCAACTTCGTGCCCATCGTCGTGAATAGTGAAGCCACCATCGTCCTCGATCCACTGCCCGCCTTCGTCGTCTCCTTTGGGAGCTCGGGGTTGGTCAGGAGAGTACTTCTTGACGTTCTCTAACAGCTGAAGCTTAACACCCTTACGGTTAACATCGAGCACCTTGAAGCGGGAACCACGGTCAATAAGTACCTCTGCCTCGTAGCGATTTAGTCTTCCCAATGGGAGTGCTTTAGAACCTTTAGGTACGCGGATAGACAACACCTTACCGTTAGAGAACCCTTCGGCAATATCAAAATCCAATGACGTGCTCACGTAAGCATGGTCAACAAACTTCTTACCCTTCATAGCGTATTGATTAAACCACTTCCAACCTTGGGAACTAAGACCACGGTACACGATAAGTGGTTCGGACAGACTGACCTTCTTAAAGATAGAGTCCCCAGATGTTAACGCTCCAGGGTTACGCAACCACGCGTTCAGGCTCATACTAGAGTAATCGTCCACGTAAGACGCGAGCCACCGACGTTCCTCTTTAGTTAATGGACGCTTCAACGACTCCTTAGCCAACCTTGCGGAGGCACGTCTTACGAATGATGGATGCGGGTATTCACCCTGTGCGCTAGCGTCCGGATCTGTGTAGGCATTGTAGCCTTTGGACCATTCGCCCCCACGCTCAGAACCTTTCGGGTGACGAGGCTGATTAGGGGAGTACTTGACAAAGTCCGGGTCATTAGGATCGAATGTGCCACTGTTACCGATGGCCGATTTGATCTGGGTAGGATAGAACGCTACCCAATCAGCCCGGTTGGCATGCCCATCCGAGTTGCTCCTCTGGATATGGATACCGTCGTACCCATCAGATATCAGCGCTGCCTTAGTAGCAGTAGCGTTCCTTTTCCGGCTTGGGTGGAGACCATCAGTCATCCACTTCTCGTAGGCATCAAAGTCCTCAAACACCATTGGGTTCTTGATTGACAGGTACACCGGGATAATCCGGGCACCGTCCTGGGAGAACATTGGGTTACGCCAGTCCTTACCAGCGAAGTGGGTGGCTGCGGTTCGCGCGCCGTCCCTTGCCCATAGACCGTAGTCCCGCCCAAAGCCCTGAGGCGACGTAAACCAAGAGCCAAGGTCACCACCCCACAAGGGGTTGGCACCCTCTGGTAGTTTCTGGTCAGTGTTAAACTCAGCAAACTCCTTTGCCGTACCATGGTAGGCAATCAGCGGCGATCCAGCGCTATCGACAACCTTCGAGCCAGCGAACCAGGAGTTAAACGACTCGACCCATTGACCGCCAATCTCGGAGCCTTTGGGTGCACGTGGTTGGTTGGCATCATACTTCTCGGCGAGGTTGTCCTTCCAGTCCTCGTCAATCTCCTCATAGATCTCCGGACCGAACAGGAGCTCACCGTCGAACGGCTCAACCTTGCTCACGTCTAGCTCAGGAGCGTCCCACGAGATAGTGACGTGAGCCTTGTAGCCCTCAAAGTCAGAGGAGGCCCCAAGGTCGCGCATAGCCTGATGGCGAGCAGCTAACCGTGGAGACTCAAATCTAAGTACGACAGCGTCCTGCTTTTCACCAAGGCGCTCAAGCTTACGATCCGAAGCAGGCTTGACGCGCAGGCCCTTCTTGTTGGGCTCACCCATCTTAGACCAGTCAACGGCCTCCTTGCTGTAGAGCACAGTGACGTGCATATACTCGGCAGGAAGGGTAGTCCCGAAACCGTTCTCCTTCGCCCAGGCAGCAAGATCATCCCCGTTAAGGAGGTCGCGCCGGACGTAGAGAGTTTTACCTGTCTTGGCCTTACGAAACTTGGTGTCGACGTAGTCCTTCGGATCCGCCTGGAGGACTTTCTCCGCCTTCATCCAGTCAAAGACACCGTAGGTCTTGGTCTGGACTAGAAACTTGCTAAGCCAATCCTGCTTGATCGGGACACCGTAGTAGCCGGTGATGTACTTAGGGTCCTTGATGGTGACGTCACGAACCTTGCCCGCCTTGTCCACAACCCACGCATGGGCGATGGGTATACCACCCATCGAGACGTAGCCTTCCACGTAGGTCAGATCAGGGTCAGCAAACGCCGCGCTGAACGCGTTGGAGTAGCACTGATGGCGCTTACCGCCAATGAAGCTCTTCTTGTCAAAGGGCCACGCGCGACCGTACTCCAGCTGAATCTTGTTTAGCGTAGGCTTGCCAGCAAAGTGGCTGTCAATGAACTGGAGGTATTCCCTAACACCACTGTCATCAGCGGCACGGAACTCCCCACCAGCTTCAGAACCCTTCGGATGGCGGGGATGCTTGGACTCATCCCAAGCCTTCTCAATTCCCGACGATACCCAAGTCAGCGTGCTACCATCCTCAGAGACCTGAAACTTTGATTTACGGGCCACCAGGACTTCTTGTTCGCCAATGCCCGTCAGGCTGTACTTATCGATTGGTAGAGCCTTGGCCCCTTTGGGCAACCGCACCGT